AAGCGATATTCGTTGGCTTCAATTATGTCGTTGGAATATGTCCAACCTTTGTGAGTGACTTCCACAAACTTGTTTGACTTCAATATGTCAAGATGAGAATATAAAGCATCCTTACCGATGCCTAACTCACCTATTATTGTGTCGAGCTTGATTGCCCTTGTATCATTTTTCAGATTCTTGCACTTCGACTTGAAATAGCAATACATTGCGAAGTCGATGTTATCTAGTTTGGAATCATCTACGAATCTGGAAATCTCATTAATTGTGACAGCATGTGTATTTGCGTAATCATACAATGTACCGCCCTCTTCATCACGCTCAAATAAGAATAATGGCTCTTTAACTATGTAATTGCGATTCTTGACTACACCTTTGATTGTGGTATAATTAATATCGTTAGTATCCACATCCCCTATTGTTACAAACTCCCTAACGGGAACATCGTTTATTGTTTCATCGGGGTGCATGACAAACCTTATAGGATAGTCCGATATTGATTTAGTCAACCCTATATCGTCAAGCACTCCACCCCTTTTAATTATATTGTCAATGGATTTAGTTGTTTTGCTATATCCAAGCAACTCTTTAATATCTGCGTTCTGTACATATGTGCCATTATCAATATCAACAAAGTGGGCGTATTTATATAGGAACGTAACAACTACAATATATGTATATGCAAAAGATGCTTGCTGAATATTCGTACTACCATTCTTGTTTTTTATATTTCTCGACAGCTTCTTAAATATGCTGTTCGGGATTTGTACACTTATGTTGTCTCCATATAGATATTCCATATGTCTAAGATGCTCTCGCATGTAATCACCCTTTCTGTTTAAACTACCTTCTAAAACAAGTATAACAAATAATGATATATTAGTCAATAAAAAAAGGTGCTTACATAGCACCCATCTTTCTTAATAATTTAATTTGCGTTGTTCTATCCATGCTCTTCATAAGCGCCACACATTGTTCCTGCGTTAGCTCATCAAATGCTTCAAGTGGAATGTGAGTGTCGATATCTACAGCAATAAGGTCTTCCATCTTTTTCTCTTCGATGTAAGAATTTAGAGATGTTGTTACATCTTCGTGGTCGCCATGAGCTTGAATCGCTTTAAGGTCTCCACCTGTTAATCGATTGACTTCATTCATAGATGCCTTCTTAAATGAGTGAAACACAATCCATCTATCTCCAAAGTCAAAGCTTTCACGAATCTTCTTCATCATTAACTTAATCGTTTTGTCTGTCAGCTGGAAAATCTTATCTCTATTGGTTTCAGCTTTAAACTCCATCAATGCATTGTAAAGGCTGTCTGTTATCTTTTTGCGTGACCACTTATTACCTTTGCCTAAAACTTTCGCATACCATTGGTTGTCGATTTTCTCAAACTGACTCCACTTCATTTCTAATAACGAATCCTTACGAAATGCTGTGGCATATGCTAAACGTATCAGAAGAGCTTTCTCTTTGCCTTTACGTGTTTTAGATACAAAGTCTATGATTGCTAAAACTTCCTCATGTGAGAGCGTACCGTATTTCTTAGAGTCATGTTCATCGTATCTCTCCAAGGAAAACCATGAGGACTGTACAGGAAACTTGTTATCTTCTAATTTCTCATAACATTTCTTTAGAGCAGTAATTGCACCATTTACGGTAGAGCCTTTATATCCATATTCCTTCAATTCAATCTGATAAGCTTCGATTTGAGTTTTTTCAAATTTGATATCTTCGACGGTCAAATCTTCAATATCTTTACCTCTCATCGTGCGAAAAAAGTCGCGAATAGCTCTCTCATAAGCACCCTCTGTATTATCGCTATTCTGACCCTTCCTTGTTAGAAAGTTGTAAATCACTTCATATACATTCGTCTTATTTCCGCCCTTTTGATTAAGCATCAATACGTTTCCTAATTTAGCCATATTATCTTCCTCCCGATTGTGTACCGAAGTACCTTATAATCGTATTATACTATACTTGGCATCTTTTGTCAACATATGATTGTATTAAATTAAAAACTTTTTAAACATTCTTACAATGCCTCTCAGAAGCTCTAGAAGGGCTTGCCTTGCGGTTTTAAATTAATCCGAGTGTATTCACCTTATTAGAACATATGTTCGCTTAAAAGGCACAAAGAGAGCATTTAAACCATATTGGCTAAATGCTCTAAAACATCGGTGTAATTTTCGTGATATACACCAACTCCTTTCAGCCCCAATTCTTTACATTTGTTATTAAAATAGGGTATGCGGTTATTGTCTTCGGTAACAAGCATTATAATAGGAAAGTAGTCGTAATATTCCTGCCACATGCTCGACCTCTTATATCTCTTATAGTTTTTCAGTTTATCACCAATAATAGGAAAGTCAGATTTATTTCTAAGATTTTCACTGCCTGTATCGTATTCGATAAACCCTAGAAATGTTTTACCGCCTAGCTCCATCTCTGCGAAAACATCAGGTATAAAGGTAATATTCTCACCGTTAAAGACAAAATTGCTTGCTACCTCATGCTCCCACCTGACAAGCTTATTGCCAGTTTTTACACAAAACTCTATTGTATCCACCTCTGTTTTATTGACTCCAAATATATGCTTATAGTTAATGGGTAGACTTCTGGTAATGTAAGAGACTCCTTTGACAATAGTTTTACTGTGTGTTATTCTTTTCTTGTGAGGTACGCCAAGTATTATTGAGCCTGCTTTATCTAAAGCTACTGTGCATGGCGTATTTCCTCTCCCATAATCTTGCACCTCATGAACCTTGTCAAGCACCATTTGTCGAAACATCTTCTTGATTGCTCTATTGAGTAGGACAGTACGATTTTCGCCTGCGGTACGATATGAGGTGCAGATGATTTCCAAATGGTCACGCCTAACTAGCTTGCGGTCATAAACTATTTGTAATAGCTCCAATTCTCTATCTGTCAATCGACAATTAGTTTTGACCCAATCTAGTGTGACCCTTTGGACTTCTTCTCTTTCATACCAATGCCTTTTAAGTCTTCCCACTTGTCCTCACCGCCATTTTCTCCCTCTTCGCCAAATCCATTTGTAATTGATTGTTCTATCATAGAATAGCTTCTATCTAAGTTGTCATCGCGAACTTCTCTCATAGGTCTGCCAAAAGGAGATGCAAATTCTGTAAGGAATTGAGAATCACTATCGAGATGTTTAATGAAGTCTTTGTTGTGTTTTAAATCAGGAATCATCCTTGCTTGGAACACATGGTTTTTGTTCTTCCATCTTAGAGCAAATATTCCACAGAAGTCCATATTCATCAGATTATTAAAATCAGCAATTGTCATAGGTTGTAAGAAATCGCTTAAACTCTGAAACGCTTCTCCACCTCCTTTCAGCATTATAAGGTTACAGCCATTATCCATAATGGACTGCTTAATATCTCCTTCCAATCCCCTTCCTGCCTTTGCCAAAGAAGACCACCCATGCAATGTGAACCAATACCTTCCAGAGTATTTGCGTGGCTCTTTAAACAGGTCGATGAATAGCTTCGCTATTATAGGTATATCTACTATTTGGTGTATTTCATCTACTATTATAAGAGTTTCTGGTCTGTACTCACGCCCACCAAAACCAACTTCCCTCGACAACAATACATTCCAAACTTTAGTGAAATAGTGTGCAAAGAGAAACTTTCGATATAGCTGTGAAACACCAGATTTAGGAATGTAGATAAGAATCAGATAAGCTCCATCTTCATCTCCATCCATCATCTTGCGAAAGTTTAATTTAACCTTTCCATCCTCATCGCGTAGAGGTTTTTGTGCAATGCAATCCCATAATTTTTGGTCACGCTCTAATTGGCTAAAGCGATTTTCGATTGTTGTAATGATTTTGCTAGCTTCACCCTTCAACGCAAGATTGTCATAACTTCTCATCTCCAATTGCAACCTTCTGTTTGTTAGATTTGGGATGACTTCCTCCTGTCTAAAGTCGTCATCGATTAGAGTCCTCATCGCTTCGATATATCCCCAATCGCTATTTATACTGTGCACACATTGAAGAGCAGAAGTAAACCATCTATCCATTGCCATAGTTTTGTCAGAGCGCAAAATCTCCAACACTAGTTTTGCTTCCATTTCAGCTAATGTGTATGCGTAATCTTCATCCTGCATAACTTCGGTATTAAATTCGTCAAGGTCTGCATTATTTACGGATATAGGATTCTTGAAGTTGGAATGATTCAAGATTATAACCCTATCTCTCTGCCAAGGTTGAACATGATTATATATATTAGTAATCATGCTTCCATCTGCCACATCGAATACAACTACAGACTTTGACTCTTTCCTCCACTGCTCCCTGTCTGTTATATGCGCTCCAAAGGTGTATAGAGCCTGATTCTCACTCAGGGATGTCTTACCACTACCCATCGTTCCAAATACCATTGTGGCAGTGCTACGGTCGTCTAATCGCGTCTTATCGTCAACCTTCCTTCCTTTAGGTGTCCACCAATGTCTCTTATATCCTCCAAAGAAGATTTTCTTAGGCTCTTTATCCAGTGTTGTACCAAATGGTATTGCACCATTGTCAGGTTTAAAGAAGTCACTGCTAATCTCTGTCCTAGTAAAGTTATCCTGCTTAATAACATCTCTATGCTCTTTGAGCGTTTGCTTGCTAGGCATCTTTAAGAGATTATTCATCTCCTTCTCAAAGTATATATCTGCTGTTCTGTTAAGCGCAGGCTTATTTTCCTTTACTGCATTGATTACTGACTTTATTCCCCTTTTCGTTTTAATGTGAGTAATGGCAAACTTATTGTCTCCATTTAGCAGACTAAAAGATGTTTCAACATTTTTAAATGCATGCTTTATTTTCCTTTCATCATCCGATTCGCCCAAGACTCTGATTTGCACCTTGTAACCATTTGAGTTTGCATGGATTTTCTGGTCGCTATATTGTAGATTAAATAACTGTTCCTTCTTTTCCTCCTTCTTCCCCTTTGCTCCCATGATTTCTTCAAGCATTTTTCCAAACTCATCGAATATAGCATCGAACATATCCCACAGCTTGCCCACAATCCCGTTTACGGTTAGAACATCTTCACGACTAGGTGCTTTCCCCTCTTTGAACTGCTTTATCTTCCTTGAAGCACTACCTTTCCACTTGCTGTTTACAGGTTGAATATTATAATCGATTAATAGCTTGTCATTTTTATCTAAGGTGGATGCTAGTGATGCAATAGATGAGTAGAATATATCATTATTTTTCTTCTCATACTTGATAGACAATGCATAGTGATGACGTAGATGCACCTCCATAGCCTTTGTTTTCTTAGGATTGAAGTCTATAATATTCTCCGATACCTTTGTGATATCTACTTCTCCCCAATCTCTTTTGATTGCAGACGTAAAGCTTTTAGCCCACTTTTGAGGAACAGTTAAATAGAACTTCATCTCCCCATTTGCAATAACCACTTTATAAGCTACTAAATCGTTCAATTTAACCTTGATTCCATCTTTATATAATCTAACCCTCTCTGGCGCATAAAACTTTGAAAATAGCCCGTTAATGGTGTTTAATAGCATATCAGATGTATCCCTGCTTCTGAATATATCTTCTTCAAAATCATCAATCGCAACTCTTCTTCTGCTATTCCTCTCAACAACCTCTGGCGCGTTGTTTGGAGTTATTGAATATGTTACAACAGGCTCACGATACATCTGCACAAACTCCTTTATATTAAACGTCCTTCTTTTCTTCCATTTAACAGGTAGTAGAGGTTGTTCTATTACCATAGGAAGTTGATAGCTTGTCAATTATCTCACCTCCTTCTCCGTTGCCACAGAATCTCTATAATCCCTCACATATCTAACCGCTGTTTTAACAGTGTATCCTCCTGCAACAGCGTACCCCAATTTCACCATTACATCTATCACGTACCCAATTTTTGTCAAAATAACAAATTCCATACAATCACTCCTTATTGTAGTAGCATTTTATGGAAAATAGATGATACAAAATAAGCGAACCATAAAGGTAATATCCATTTTGTACATTTGTTACTACCTATAATAAATGTTCCAAACATGAATAGTATCGCAGGCATTAAGAATAGTAAGTCTCCATTTCCTAGAATAAACACCCCTATGTCGTGAAAAAGTTCTGCGAAGAAGTCTTTGCACACTTCGAAAAACGATTTGCCATAAATTGCATGAAATAATCCTTCTGCCTTTACTTCACTTATGAAGTCCATAAACCCTGTTACCCCATCAACTATTCCAACCTCTTGCGAATCTTTATGCATCATCTTGGTTATAATTCCTTCATGATTGTGACTGTTAAGCAAAGGCTCTGGATTTACAAAGCTCCCATCTGCATCCTTTAATCCAAGATGCAGATGGCTTCCTGTAGAATGCCCTGTATTGCCCGATAGAGCCACCAAATCACCTTGATGAATACTTTGACCCTCAGAGACCTTAAAATCGCTTAGATGACCCATTATGACGGTCTGATGGTCTCCTGTCTCTATATATACTCCTTTGCCTATATTTTCAGAACCAAAATCCACAACCTTCTTTACAACGCCATCCACAGGACTAAATAACTTTGTGCCTGTTTCCATAATCAGGTCTACCCCTGTATGTGGAGTGACGTGCACACTATCTATAGAAGCAAATGGAGAAGACACTTCAAAGAAGTCATTGCCATTAAGCTTAACCCTCATGTCATCCACCTACAGGAGTGTCAACTAGGTCTGTAAACATTTGTTGACCAATTTCATCAATAAGAGTAACACCCCAAGGGATTAACCAGAAAACAAGATACCATTTTCCATATTGCACTAAAGCACTCATGCCTGTTCCTTCATCTCTTCCACCACGCCTTTCTTGGTAGAACGCTTGTGCGATTTTTATAGCACAGAAGACTTTTGCGATATCAAGCATCCAAGGAAAGATATATGTCAGGAATGCTCCCCAAAACACTCCTTTGGTAGCCCCGATAGTTATTGGAGCTACAGCGAAGTTCATATTTTTCAGAAAATTACCACTCTTTATTGACTCCTTTGCTCTCGGAATATCTACGATATAAGCTGTAGAAATTGGTGCGATTGAAGTCATCTCTTCTATGATGCTTCTAGGCTTACTTAAAACCATTTCATCACCGATTCTTTGAAATTTCATTTTCGGCTCAACTCCTATATATAATATAGTCTGCGATATAGTGATATCGGCAAACTCAGTCGTATCAAGGGTTTGACAGGTGTTCAAATGTTCAACTAATTACTTGAACACCCTCTTGAACACCCTCAAAATTGGACAAATGCATGTGTCGCTAGAGTTTTCGCACTCATGATAGCAAACATTAGAGGGAAGAATTTAGCTATGAAAAACATCATAGTAAGAGATACAAATAGATGTACAAATTGGTTATAAACTCTCAACTCTTTATCGGATAGAGGTATAACAGGTGGTTTTATCACCGTTTTTTGCTCATTTTTAGCTAAAAATTCGGAAAATTTCATAGTTTTCATCGATTTTTCACCCTTTTTTTGTTATTTTTAAGGAAATTTTAAACTTTTTTCTATATTTCCATAAAATCTACCTATGTTTAAAAGTTTTTTTATAAAAAGTTGCCAACACTTTTCGCTCTTGGCACTTCGCGCTCAATCCCTGTGCTCACTACAGGTTTTATTCGATCAGAATCATCGAATCTTAATGCAAGCATCTCTTTTACCAATCCGCTAAATGATACCGATGTCATTAAGGCTTTTTTGAGCAAATTCATCTGTCTAGGGCATGTTTTGTTGAAAGATACGCCCTGAGTGATATATCGACCTTTTGTTCTTTTCTTCATTTCTTCTATCATTTCTAAAACTTCCTCTTCACTTCTCATAATTTATGTCACTCGCCTTCTTGACTACCCTAATTCTGTTCTCATAATTAGCCATACCATCGCCAAACCCCATTCCCCAAATAAGAGCAAGAAAAATACCTGTGCCAATCCACATATTATCCAACCTCCTTTTTCTTATGCCATGTCGTAGGCAACTCTGCCTAACTGATACATTCCAATCGCATTAGCCATCTGAGGATTGTTTAGCACCTTTGATTTTGGAAAGTACCCCATAATAGAAGAAACTAGTTTTTCGTCTAATGCTCCGCCACCCAATAGATATACGCTGTCGCCCTCTTTCCAATCGACCATCAACCTTCCGCAAATATAATCCGCTAGCGCCTGTTGGTTATAATCATCCCCTAGAGCTTCAAGACCCTTTCCACTGAATGTTCCACTCTCAGAATCAATAAATCTTGTCACTCCATCTTCATATATGGTCGTTGCATATCCAATTGTTCTAGAGCCTAAGTCAATGAATCTGCTTTTTCCCTGTGGCTCATTAATCCAAAATGCCACCGCTGTCTCAGGAGCAACCCTTGCTTCCATTATATTGAAGGTTTTAGATTTCCCATTTACTACTATTGTATGGTCTCCCACTAATCTCATAATCCTACCCGTCTTTTCATCATTGTTGTGCATGCTGATTGGAACAGATGTGACTAGATAGTTGTTGGCGAATCCGAACTGATGAATGGCTACCAATATAGATAGGTCAAAGAATACATGTTGCTTTGTTTGGCTGTGCATCTGCAAAGGGTATCGGCAGTCATATTTTGCCAACGTGCCCATTACATATTTTTCTCCTTTATAATCCACAATATAGTCGTACTTACCAGAGACTTCTGTTAAAGTGCGAGAGCCGTAAAATCCCTTCACACTCGGAAACTTCTCTTGACCATTCTTTGTGACAATGCAAGTGGAGTTTCCTCCATCATCAACTGCGATGATACCACTCTGTATCATATTTAAAACTCCTTTCAAAGTTGTTTAGGTATCTGCCTATGCTTCAATATATGTTTTAAACCTACTTTGATGCCTGTCTAATTAAAAAATATTTCCATTTTATATTGACAAGCATTGGAAAACGTGGTATTATATAGGAAGCGACACGACAATAAAAAACTTCTCAAAAAAGAATATTTTTTATTGACAAAAGCAATATATAATGATATAATAAGAGTACAAGTAAGGGCGACAGACCCTTTGGAGAAAAAGGAGCGTGAAGTGGAATGATGGAGATTCGCATCAAACCAACGAAACAATTATATCCAAAAAACAATGAGGAAAGTGACAGCTTCTTCTATATCTACAGTGCAGAGGTAAATCCAGATGATTTTGGAAATGGCGTTAAGTTGAACAGTTGGGGCAACATCTCAATCAAAGGAACAATGCCAAAGCTTAAAGAAAGAGAAGAGTACACTGTAGTAGTTAAGGAAGATACTTCAAGCAGTTACGCAGGAAGTTACATCTTAGAAAGCATTAAGAAAGATAGACCTGCAACCGTTGCAGAGCAACGCGCCTTCCTAGAAACAATCCTAACAACCAATCAAGTAGACAGCATCTATAAGGTATATGGCGAAGAAGAAGATGTAGTTGGCATGATTGAGAAAGGCGAATTTGATTACAACAAGGTGCATGGTCTTGGAGATAAGACATTCGAAAAGCTTAAAAAGAAAGTTTTAGAAAATGTCGACATGAGTGAAGTGCTTACATTCCTATCTAAATATGGCATCAAGTACAACACGATTGCTAAGCTAGTTAAGGAATATGGCAATCCACAAATCGTAATTCAAAAGATTGAAGATAATCCATATGTCCTAACAGAAGTGCAAGGGATTGGATTTAAAAAGGCAGACGAAATTGCTAAAGCTGTAGGATACGATATGCTATCTCCACACCGTATCGATTCGGCACTTCGCTACGTTATTTGAGAAGAGAATCAAAGTGGTCACTCTTGGATTGATTTTAAAACACTTTTAAACAGAGCAATCGAACTTTTAAACATCGATAAAAGTAATATTATAGACCGCTTAGAGGGCAAGCCAAAAGGCATTGTAAATGTCGATGAAAGATACACTACTAAGCAGGTTTATGAAAGTGAAAAATATGTCTCAATGAGAATGACTCAATTTAAAACAGATTCAAGAAAAGTCTTTGAAACAGAAGAGTTAGAAACATTCCTAGATGAATACTGTACAGAGCATGGGGTTGAGTTAGAAGAGAATCAGCGACAATTCTTTCATGATTGGAACGAAAACGCAATTCTGCTACTAATCGGTGGTGGCGGTATGGGTAAGTCTTGGTTGCAAAGAATCCTGTTAGACCTTATCAAAAAGAAGAACTACCGCACAGCATTGCTAGCACCTACAGGCAAAGCATCTAAGGTTATGACAAACTACACAGGTCGTCAGGCGATGACAATCCATCGTAAAACAGGAGTTTATGGGCAGGATGAAGAAAGCAGTAAAGAAATCACAGAAGATGTAGTTATTGTTGATGAAGCTTCAATGTGTGACGTATTCATTCTTGCTAAATTCTTTAAGGCAGTTACAAACTCTAACGCAAGAATTTTGTTTGTAGGAGATGACTTCCAGTTGCCATCAGTTGGAGTTGGAAACTTCCTATATGATGCAATTCACAGCACACATGTTAAAATCTCTCGATTGAAGAAAGTTTTCCGTCAGGCAGAAGGTGGAATCCTAAACGTTGTAACAGATATTCGTGAAGGAAAGCAATTCCTAAATGATACAGATGAAGGTCGTATCGTATTTGGTAAAGATTGTGTATTCTGGTTAACTGACTCAGATTACATTCGTGATGGCGTAATTGCCAACTATAAGAAAGTAATCAACAGTGGTCGTTGGACGCAGGATGACGTAGTAATCCTATCCCCTACCAATAAAGGAAAACTTGGAACTGTAGAACTTAACAAACAAATTCAGAAAATTGCAAATCCTGCTTCGGCTTCTAAAAAAGAAAAAGCTGTCGGTAGTAAGAACGACCCTACAATATTCCGCGTAGGCGACTTAGTAATGAATGTTGTAAACACTTATGACATTGAAACAGTAGGCGGTGGAGTGGCAGATATCTTCAATGGTGATACAGGAAAGATTATTGACATCGATGACCAAAAGAAGGCATTTATCGTAGAAATTGATGGCATTCAAGTTTACATGAAGTTTGGAACAATCCTAACTAATCTAGTGCATGCTTGGGTTACAACTATCCACAAATCTCAGGGTAGCCAATACAAAGTAGTTATCCTAATCGCTGACAAGTCGTCAACATATCAATTAAATGCAAACCTTCTATATACAGGTGGCTCACGTGCAAAAGAATATTTGCTAGCACTAACACAGGCTTCCACTATCAACAAAGCTATGAAGAAGTTTGCAAACATGGAGCGTAGAAGCTTCATGCAGGAATTGCTTGATATGTTTAACAATACGCAAGATGAGCTTGAATTAGAGGTTGAAGAAGAGATTGCTTAATCTCTCTTCGTACATAGAAAAGATGTAACATAAGGAGGAATGATGATGGCTAGAATTAGTGTAATTATGGAATTTGATTTAGATGGATTTGATGAGCTTAGTGACAAGGAAAAGATTAATGCGGTTGAATCTGTTTTAGTTGCAGGCGCGGAATCATGCCATTCATGTATCACCGTAAAATCAGTGGCATTTCTAGAAAAAACTTCATCCTCAAAGACGGAATGACATAACATAGCAACTTGACAAAAGCAATAAATAATGATATACTAAGTACATAAGGCGTGAAGAAAAAGACGCCAAATAACCCTTGGAGGTAATACATATGAAATTTAATCAATTAAATGGTTTTGCGTTTGATAAAGAATCTGATGCAATCGGTGCCATTGCAGGCGTAGACTTCATCAACCAAACAATGACTATCCTTGCAGACGATGACGAAATGATTGTAGCAAGCATGAAGAATGTAGTCTTCCTAGAGAATATTGGCTACATCGGAAAGCAAGGCGTAGTAAACCATGATGTGCTTCAAACTACAGACGAAAAGCTTTATGAAATTATTTTACTTGCAGATGGCAATGTGCAACTCCATTTATTAAACCGCAAGCTAGAACGTGTCGAAGCAGGAGATATCATTACTAAGGAAGACCTTCATACTCTAGAGCATTATGTCACTTTGGTAGGCAATAAATATGAATTAGAGCCTGAGCAATCTGTAGATTTTAACATTGTTGTTGTACGTGAGAATACACCAGAAAATGGTATCACTTATTACTACGCCTGCAATAATGCAGAAGTTGAAGAAGTTGATTTAATCAAGGTTGTATTTGTAGGACATCAGTTGCTTGAAGAGGAAAAGTATGAACGAATCACAATGTCTCATGAGGAATACTTAGACGCTGTGGATGCAGAGATGCTTAAAGAAGTTGGTCAAAACGAACTATTAAACTATGTAACAGGTTTAGCATATGGCAAGAAATCTTCTGTAGCTAAAACAAACGTAGAAGTTGACGACCTAGATGAGTGCGAAGATTTCTGTGATGACGAAGATTCTGATAATTGTGATGGCGATTCTTTGGATGATTTCTGTGATGAGTGTGGGAATCACGAATACGATTGTGAGTGCAACGATTGGTAATACATATCGGGGGCTTAACCGCCCCTCTGAAATAATACATATAAAGGGAGAGGAAAAATATGAAACAACTAAAAGCATTGATTGACAGACTATTAAACAAGAAAGCTAAGTTTGATTTAGATGGCGATGGAAAGATTGAATCCTACCGTCAAGAGGTTGAAGGACTGTTTTCTCAGTTTAAGAAGATTAGCGACACAATTGATGAGGTTAATGGAAAATATAATGCTGTAATTGAGGAAGAAAAAGCTAAGCAAGTTGAAGAACAAGAGCGTCTAGAAAGACTATTAAAGACACATGAAGAGAAGATGAAAAAGTCTGCATCAGTTGTTGAAAAGGCAGAAGCAGAAATTCAAGTTAACACTAAAGCACAAGAAAAAGTTAAAGAATTTATTTTCTAAGAGTAGGAGTTTTTCCTACTCTGCCAAACATTAAAACTAGGAGGTAATAATATGTCAGTAGCAAAAGGTAAGTTTTTCATTAGCAAAGAGCAGTTAGGTGAACTTGTAGGATTACCAGAGGGTGTAGAGATTTTAGCAGTGAAGGCTAAAGAATTTGAAGATGGCTTTGAGTTTCTAATCGTAAGCCCTGAGAAGGTAGATGGTGTAACGGTTGAAAACACCCCTATCGGTCAAATCCGCAGAACATCATATAATAGCTTGCAAGAAAGAAAGAATCAAGAGAAAATACCTGAGTTGCCATTTGCAACAGGTGGATTTGTTGATGCAAGTGATTCTTTGCTAGTATTTGATAATGATGGTTTTAGCATCAAGAGTAATGCTGATTTCTCAAAAATCTTTGATTTTGACTCTACCCCAACACCTCAGAAGAATCACACAATTAACATCAATATCGAAAACTTTACAAAGCAAGATGAAGTAGACGTACATAAGCTGTTTGAAAATATTATTAATGGCTTAAAAGATAAAGGAAAATTTCAATGATTCTTCTAGAAGCATTATTGTACATCGTGGGTTTCTATATAATCACAGGACTAGGCACGTATGCCTACGCTGTTTTAAAGGCGTGGGAGTTTACAGGAATGTGGAACTTTAAAATACATAATGGATTTATCTCTGTGATTATACCCTACCCACGATGGCTATTGGGTTGGCTAGAATGGATTGTAAGGAAGGTAAAGCGATGAGTTATAATTTAATGTTTATTGACCCTTATAGGAATGTTGAAAGCTTTGCATTTTCAACTAAGATACATCGAATGAATGTTATTACAGGGGATTGTTTACATCTTAAAAAGACTAAAGGAACGATACATGAGCAGATTTTTGCCATTTGTAGATTAATAGCAATTGATAAGCCTGACAAAATCATATTTGATAAAGCAGGCGTAGGCATTGGTTTTTACGAAGAATTTCACAAATACATTAAAGAGATACCATATAACAAAGTTTTTTCTGTAGACTCTTTTGGATTGGTCACTTATTATGACGGAGGTAGTGACAATGGTGAAGTTTAAGGTTGGAGATAAAGTTAAGATTGTAAAATTGTATAATCCACTTGAAGGTCAGGAACAGTTTCTTGGAAAAGTCGCAACAATTGTAGATATTGATGAAGATTGGATTCGATATCCGTATGAACTCGATATCGACTCTGAGAACTTATATAACGATTATGAGTTAGAGCCTGTAATTGAAGAGGTTGAAGAGGTTACTGAGGAAAGCATCGTAGAAGCGATTAAAGAACTGTCTAAGCGAGTTAAGAAGTTTACTGAGACAAACGTAGGTACTAGAGAGACATCTATGGTGCTAACTAAGTTAGATGAAGCAAGACTGTGGGCTAAAGAATTTGATGTGAATTATGGGAATAGGTATGGTGAGTTGAAGTGAGTAAATTTGGAGTAAAAGAAGTATTTGATATTACGATTAGCAGTCCCGATGGATTGGTCACGGTTATTGATACTATGAAGTCGATGAGTATAGAATGCAGAGATGGGTTTGGATACTTGAATATCGAGGATGCACTTGTAGATGTAGAGTTTGCAAATAGGCTCTTTAAAGGTGAATTTGACAATAAGTATCTTAGATTAAGAGGTTATACATATTTTAGAGATGCTAATACAGGATTGGACAAACGTGTGGATTTAACTATTAGCACATGTAAGATAGATAAATTTGGGATTCCATTTTCGGTTGACAATGTGGCAACTACAGATTTAACTATTAGATTTCCAAGGCGAGATTTCTATGGATTTCCTGCTATGATGCTAGAGGTGAAAGATAATGATTAAAGGTATTGAATTTGACCATAGTGCTTGGTGTGAGCATTGTGGAGAATTGGAGCCATTTGATGCTACATATAATGACGGTGGTACGTATTGGTGTATACCATGTGCAGGGTATGGTGGAGATTTGAAATTGACTGATGATGATATGGCTGAGATTGAAATAGAAGAAAGTAAGCGAAAGATTAAGTATTTCAGAGAGCGTATCAAAGGAATACAGGATTCTGCACGAATAAGGCATAAAGTCGAATTAGAATAGTTGTACGTAGGGGTGTGAGAAAATCACACCTCTTTTTCGTGTCTATAGAGCGTATTGTGTGTATAATTGTGTGTAGGGTTGAAAGGTAGCCCCTATGGGATATACGGAGGAATGTTCTCTATAGAGAGTGTTTTAGTGTGTGAGGTTGGTTTTAAGGGTTAGATTAGAGGGGATTCTGGTGGAGACAGAATGGTGTTAAATAAGGGTCTTCTAGCGTGTGAGAAATGTGTGCGAATTTGAGGGTAAATTATACGGACAGATTTTAGGGATTGATTTGGGGTGGTCTGGGATTGATAATTGGGAGAAAATGGTAATAGTTGAAAATGAGCACAGAGTGCGGGGTTTGTAGAGCTTAAGGGTTTTTAAAAAAATTAAAAAATCTTTTTGGTAATAAGTACCCCCATAATTCCACTTATAGGCTACTTTCTGCTGACGACCTCATCCCCGATTTATTGCACTGGCGCTCCCCTGCTGATAACCCTGCACACTGCGGAACATGTTTCCCCTATTTTTATATTAATATATAAACTAGCAAAAATCCGATATTCTTGATCTAATAAAAAATATATGCGCGGACGCCTGCATGCACATACGCGCTCATGTCCTTAACAGACTGGCGCGCTCCGTCACATAACTCCGCTTATGTTCACCCCATGTTCACCCATGTTCACCAGAACAAAAACAAGCCAAACCCCCGAACATCTGTTCATTGTCCAGAACAAAAAAAAGAGACTCTTTCGAGCCCCATGTTCTACCTATATTCTAGCAATCACTAGTAACCACTCCATACATTTTATGCTGTCTTCTAATCTCTGAGTAGTTCACCATGATTAAGATATAATTCCCTTCATGTTCCCACCCTTCACTCATGAAGTATGGGCTAATCTCTACATCTCTCTCTACCTCTACATACTCTTCAATCTCTTCATATACACTCACTGTCCACTCACCATCACCACCACACATAGGACAGTTTATACTATGCTGTGTATCGTCCTGCAACCACACATAATACTCTCCGCTACCTTCACACATAGGACAGTCACATGTCACATCTTCGTCGATAGTTTCACATATTTCAACATCTTCCATAAGGCACATCTCATACAATCCATTGGCTTCTTCTCTATGCATACTAACACTGTCATCTTCCTCTACCCAATCCCTGATATCCATGTCATGTATCCTAGCTTCTGCTAACTGTTTAAGAGCAATATCCATTTCTGATTTAGTCTCATTGTTACCATAATATCTAGTAGGTATCAAATGGTTAACCCCATCAATCTCTACCATTCTAAACATTACCCTTGCTAGCAATTTATCTTGCATATCTTCTAAATCGTCTAGTGATTCGTGTAGCATCCCAACAAAGAACTTATCATCATGAAGTGCGCCTGCCAGATTCACCGCCATTGTTCCGCCATGCCTTGTGTCCTGACAAGAGGTGTTCATATAACCATCCCATGACCCCATCTTTGCAAAGTTTGACATACCTGCTATGAACTGCGGTAATCCTGTAACCGTAAAGAATATCTCTCTTTCTGTCTTCACCTGTGCTGAGTAGAAGTCAATCAACTCCTGAGAAAAGCCCATCTTTCGTAAAGTCTTTCCTAGCTTTGCACCAGATGAGTGTTTGCCTGTCTGCCATTCTTCCATAGAGATTCTTGTTTCAATAGCTTTACACTTCTTGCATTCGCACTCCTGTGTTCTAGTAACGCCCTCATTCCATTCTTTGTTTGTCATCTCATCCTTTAACCACTTTTTATAGTTTTCTTTAAAGAACGCATTGTAACACTGCTCATCATTAAACATCTTCATAAAGCGCTGATAGTCTGCCGCTCTGCTAACCTTCACCAGATACGAACCTTCGAACTCATCTGTAACCCTTTCATTGTATGCTGACTCTGCACATATCGTTTCAGTATTAGGATTCATATCAAGTATTTCCTGTGCCAAATCAAAGTCTTCTCCTGCTTCAATTTCAAACACCTTTACACCATTCGCCAATACGTTTTTAATGTTTTCCATGTTAACCCCATCCTTTTCGATAATATGTTTTGTTGTGAATGTGTTTACTTCCTGCCAGAACTTGCAACCGTTAACCCAGTACAAACCATTTTCAGAATCAACCTTTTCAAGAATGCCCTTATGAACTCCGTGCTTTAATTCAACCTCTACGAACAGAACTTGTGTTTTAATTGCTTCCTCATAAACCCTTAAATAATTGATTGTCTCAATACTAGGCATTTGTTTTGCCCTCCTATATATCATTATTTTTGGTACTTAAACTAAAACCAGAATCAAAGTGATATAAAGCCCTGCAATCAAACCTTGCATAATTCTTGCTTCAAGAGCAGTCATTTCCTAACCCCTTTCAAATTGTCAGACAATTCTGTCAATTGCCTTGCATTTCTTTAACTACCCTTATTATAGCACACTCAGAGGTATTTACAATACTTATTCCACTTTTTGCAGGAAAATAAACAAAAAAGTTTTTTGACGTGTTTCTTCCTATTATATAGGGAAAAAAATTTTTATAGCTCAGGAGTATCTGGAATCGAGCTGAACGAATATGGATCAGGCTGAACGATAACCGATCAGAATTGATCGAATTTTCAAAATTTTCAAATTACAAATAGACCGAACACAAGTTCTCCATGTTCGATCAAAATTATCAGAATTTTCTAAATTGTTTATACAATTATATGCCATTTTTGCAGGTATTCTTAATACCTCTTAGAAGCCCTCAGAAGCCCTTTTAAGCGCTTTTAAGATTTCCCTGATCAAAGATATTACCGCACCCCATTCTCAACGATACAGAGGAAATCAAAAAAATACGGGGTATGGGTACCCTTTGGGCTATACGGGGTATACCTTATACCCATGGGGAGTATATACCATACGGGGGTATGTAAAATTTCAGCAGGGGTTGACAAAATTAAAAAACTGTGAATCCCTTGTGGCTCTAAGGCTCAGCGCTCCCCAAAAATAAATCACAAAAAAGAAATTTTGTCAAGGGATAGGGGTATACAAAAAACCCTGCCGAGGGGTAGGGGGTATAAGGCAAAACAAAAAGTACCCCATTAGGGTATACTATTCTTATTTAATACTCATTCTAATTTACTGACAATTACTATTTGTAATTATTCTAATTAAGCCCATCAGCTTATTTATAATCATTATTAATCTAGAATTATTATAAAAAGATAATTGCTACAATTATAATTATTTCTTATTTATAATC